CGTAAGAGTAATTATGAGATTTACTGCTGGAGTACAGTACGGAATAGGGTCTGAAATAGTACTTTATTCTTAATAAATTAAATTAACCAAAAATAAAGGGTAGGTGGGTATATGCTTACTTACCCTTTTTTTTATAAAATAAAATATAAACTATGGCTTGTACATTAAACACAGGGAGAAAGTTACCTTGTAAAAGTGCCTTCGGTGGCATAAAAACAGTTTGGTTTGGAGATTTCGGAGGTATTACTGGTGTAACTGTAGATTCTACTACAAAACAAGTAACAACTATCGCAGGAACACAACCTGACTGGTATCAATTTGATGTAAAGGGTAATTCTTCACTTGAAACTACTGTAACAAGTTCAAGAGAAAATGGAACTACTTTTTATACTCAAACATTAAATTTAACACTAACATTCCTTGATGCTAAAACACAAGCTGAATTGCAAGAAATAGCTAAAGCAAGACCTTATGTTTGTGTTGAAGATTACTACGGAAATCAATTCTTATGTGGACTTGAAAACGGAATGGAGTTTGTTTCAGGAACAGTAGTTTCTGGAGCTGCTGCAGGAGATTTATCAGGATTCACTTTAGTAATGGAAGGTCAAGAAGAATTAGCTCCTTACTTTTTAGATTCAGGATTAATTACTGCAGACGCAGAACAAATTGTACCTAACTAATATTTATTGATATTAAATTAAGAGCATCCTTCGGGGTGCTTTTTTTTTGCTTTAACATTTTCACAAAATAACTTATTTATTACGTTATATATAAAATGATTGTATTAAAGACCACAGCTTCGGCTCAAAACTTTGAAGTTATCCCAAGAGTATATGGGGATGAATTTACTTTATCAATAAGAGACGATAGTACAAACAACATACAAACATATCAGGTAACTAATGCCACAACAACTGGTAATTATTTAACGTTTAGTCAAGCATTTAGTCCTGTTTTAGTTGAAGGTCATTTTTACGATTTAGAATTATATACAGACCCAAATTTTTGGAATACTAATTATTTTTTATGGGAAGTTTATAATGAATTTTGGAATGTAGATACAACAAACATTGTAGATATATTTAAAGACAAGATTTTCTGTACAGACCAAGAAATAGATCAAATGGATAATTTATACTATAACATCAATCAAGGTCAATACATAACAGACAATTCTTATAATAATGATTACATTGTAATATGAAAAATAGAAAAAGAAATAGTTTAGGTCAATTTGTTAAAGAATCTAAATCCGAAATTAGTTTTGTTAATTTAAGTACGTATACAAGTCCAGAAGTGACAGAAGTTCCAAACCAAGAATGGGTAGGTTATGGGGATGATAACAATTACTTTCAATTTTTAATAGACAGATACAATGGAAGTCCAACAAATAATGCTTGTATAAATGGTATAAGTCAACAAATTTATGGTAAAGGTTTGGGAGCTACAGATTCAAACAGAAAACCAGAGCAGTATGCAGAAATGATTACATTATTTAAAAAAGATATTGTAAGAAAACTATGTTATGATCTAAAACTAATGGGTCAATGTGCAATGCAAATAATTTATTCTAAAGACAGAACTAAAATTGCTCAAATAGAACATATGCCTATTGAAACATTAAGGGCAGAAAAATGTAATGAAGATGGAGATATACCAGCATACTATTATTTTAAAGATTGGTCAAAATTAAAGCCAAGTGATAAACCATTAAGAATACCAGCTTATGGAATGTCAAAAGAAAACATTGAAATATATTACATAAAACCATATAAATCTGGCTTTTACTATTATGCACCTGTAGATTATCAAGGTGGAATACAATATGCAGAGCTTGAGGAGGAGATCAGTAACTATCATTTAAACAATATAATGAATGGTTTAAGTCCTTCAATGCTTATAAATTTCAATAACGGAACACCTAATCCACAAGAAAGAGAACTAATAGAGCAACGTATTGCACAAAAGTTTAGTGGAACAAGTAATGCAGGTAAATTTATATTATCATTTAACGACAATAAAGAAGCACAAGCAGAAATAACACCTGTTCAATTATCAGATGCTCACAATCAATACCAATTTTTAAGTGACGAATCACAAAGTAAAGTATTAGTAGCTCATAGGGTAGTAAGTCCTATGCTTTTAGGTATAAAAGACAATACAGGTCTTGGAAACAATGCAGATGAAATAAAGACTGCATCTTTACTTATGGATAACACGGTTATAAGACCGTTTCAGGAACTTTTAATAGACTGCTTTGATAATATACTTGCTTACAACAATATAGCCTTAAACCTCTACTTTATTACGTTACAGCCATTAGAATTTACTGATGTTGACAGAAGCGTACAAACAGATGAAGAAATAGAAGAAGAAACTGGAATTAAAATGTCTACTGATCTTAAAGAAATAGACGGATTAGAGGTTTACGAAACTAAAGAAGAAGCAGAAAGACAAGCTGAAAAAATGGGGTGTTCTGGTCATCACGAACACAAAGAAGGGGATAAGGTTTGGTATATGCCTTGTGAATCACACGATGAAATAGATTTAAAAAAACCTTGTCAGGCTGGATATGAACAATACGGAATGAAAGTTAAGAACGGTAGATTAGTGCCTAATTGTATTCCTATTAAAATGTCAAGTGAACTTGGGGAAGTTATTTTAGAAAATTTAAAAGGCGAAGTAATAAATGACGAATGGGAACTTGTAGATGAATTACAAGAAGGCTCTGACATAAGCAATGAGGACTGGGCTAATATATGTATTGATGAAAAAAAGAGTTTGTTTCAACAATTAAAAGATGAAATTACTGCTAAACCTGATGGCTTTAGTTATTTAGATTCTAAAAACTATAAGATTAGATATAAGTATGTAGTAGGTTCTAAAAAACCAAGTAATTCAACAAGAGATTTTTGTGAAAATATGATGCGTTTATCTAAATCAGGCATTGTATATAGATTAGAAGATATTGACAAAGCAACAAGAGAAGGAGTTAATAAAGAATTAGGACATAAAGGTAGACCTTACGATTTATTCAAATTTAAAGGTGGAATTTATTGTAGACATAAATGGATGCGACAATTATATCGTTTAAAGAAAAACACAAAACCATCTAAAGATTTAAGTGATTACAAGAAAACAAGAACGATACCTAAAACTTATATTAAGAATCCAAGAGGAACTAAACAATCACAAATAGCACCAGTTAATATGCCTAATCAAGGAGCATACCCAAAATAGAAAATTATGGCAACAGCATTATTTATAAATAGAACCGATTTAGTTAGAAATTCCATAATAGATGGCAACGTAGATACTGATAAATTTATACAGTTTATTAAGATAGCTCAAGAAATAGATATACAAAACTATACGGGTACAGACTTATATAATAAAATATCTACATTAATTGCTAATGGAGAAATTGATGACGTAGCTAATGCTAAATATAAAACATTACTTAACACATATTTACAACCAATGTTGATCTGGGCAGCTCAAGTATATTATATTCCATTTGCAAGTTATGCTATAAAAAATGGTGGTGTATTTAAACATAGATCAGAAACAAGCGAAACAGTAAGTAAGAACGAAGTAGATTATTTAGTAGATAAAGCTCGTGAATTTATGGAATATTATTCGAGACGTTTCATTGATTTTATGTCATTTAATCAATCAGATTATCCCGAATACACAAGTAATACAAATGACGACATTTATCCTGACTATGATGCATTATTTAATGGCTGGGTATTATGAGATATAAACCAAAACAAAAAAATATAGAAAAACTGAAAACGTTTTTAAAGAAACAAGAAATTAAAAATAAAAAATATGGCAAGTCTATTTAACACAAGAATATCAGATACTTATTCAGGTTTAATCAAAACTATTGATAATGCTGCTTTAACTTCAAGTTTAAAAGAGCTAACAGACGGTACAGGATTAGCAAGTGGGGTATTTATGAACACAGCAGGAGATTTTAAAGTTACTGCTATATTAGAATTTGGCTCTTTAAAAGATACAGGCGAAAATATAATTATAAGCAAGTTTGTAGATGCTGCAGATGGCGTTTTAAACAACGATAACGATACCTCTATGCCAACGACTGCTGCTATTATAGATTATGTACAAGGTCACGTTACATTGCAAGATTTAGACTTTGAAGGAGATACTGGTAATGGTTCTGTAGATTTAGATAGCCAATTATTAGACATTGCTGGAACTGCAAACGAAATAACAACAGTAGCATTAAATCAAAAACTTACTATTTCTTTAAATTCAAGTGGTGTTGTTTTACCTAATGGTTCAACTGCAACTACACAAAGTGCTGGAGATAATTCTACAAAAATAGCTACAACATCTTATGTAGATACTTTAGATGCAGCATCTGATTTAGACTTTAGTGGAGATAGTGGAACAGGAGATGTAAACCTAAATACTCAAACATTTGCAATAACAGGAACAACTAACCAAATAACAACTGCAGCTTCGGGTCAAGGATTAAGTTTAAGTTTACCTGCAACAGTACATAGAGACTTACAAGGAAACGTAACGGGTAACGTTACAGGAGACTTAACAGGTAATGTAACTGCAGCATCTGTATTAGCTAATGGTGTTACTGCAACAACACAAGCATCAAGTGACGATTCAACAAAAGTAGCGACAACTGCTTATGTAAAAGGTTTAAACAATGCAAGTGATTTAGATTTTACAACTGATTCAGGAAGTGGTGCAGTAGTTTTAAATTCAGAAACGTTTAGTGTTTTAGGAACAACTAATGAAATAGAAACATCAGGTTCTGGTCAAGCAGTAACAATAGGTTTACCAAGTACAGTAAATGTTAATGTAACTGGTAATCTTACAGGAAATGTTACTGGAAACGTGACAGGGAGTGTTACTGGAAATGTAACTGGAGATTTAACAGGAAACGCAGATACAGCTACTGCTTGGGAAACTGCAAGGGATTTATCTTTAACAGGTCAAGCAACTGGTACTATTTCAAGTGTAGACGGAACAGGAAATGTAAGTGGTGCAGTAACGTTAGACAATAATTCAGTAACAAGTAAAGTATTAACAGGATTAACTTCTCCTTCTGCAAGTTCTGTTTTAGCAACAGATACAATAGTTGAAGGTTTTGGAAAACTACAATCACAAGTAAACGGATTAGCAGGTGGATTAAGATTTATGGGAGATTGGAATGCAACGACTAATTCTCCAGTATTAAGTTCTGGGGGTGGAGAAGCTGCAAACGGAACAACAACTTCAACAACAGCAAATAAATTAGTAGATAGTTCGGCAAGTTTTACAAGTACAGTAACGGTAGGAGATCAAGTAGTAAATCAAGTAGACGGACAAACTGCATTAGTTTCAAACGTAGATAGTGATACAACACTTTCTTTAAGTGCAGACATAATGTTAACAGGAGAAGCCTATACAATAGACAATAGTCCTTTTATAACACAAGGTCATTATTATGTTGTAAGTGTTGGAGGTACTACTACATTAAATGGTATATCTAACTGGACTGTAGGAGACTGGGTTATAGCTGGTGCAAACAATCAATGGACTAAATTAGATCATTCACAAGTAGACGGAACAGGAACAACAGGTAACTTAACTAAATGGTCAGCAACACAAGTAATAGCAGATTCAATAGTTTCAGAATCAGGAACAGCAATTACAGTAGATGGTTCTTTGGCAACAAATAGTTTTTTAAGTTCAACAGGTAACTTTGCAGTAAATACAGATAAATTTACAATAGCTGCTTCAAGTGGAAATACTGCCTTTACAGGAGATTTAGCAATAAACACAAATAAGTTTACAGTAAATGCTACAAGTGGAAATACTTTAGTTGCAGGAGATGTAACTTTGCCAAGTGGCTATTTAAATGTTACAACTGATGGAAGTGTAGCTTATGGTTTAATAATTAATTCAGCAGACCAATCACATTCAAGAATAAGAATAAATAATACAGGTAGTGGAGGTAATGCGTGGAGTATAATGTCAGGAACTTCTGGAGTTAGTAATGATGGTTTTGCAATTAGAAATGAAACTACAACAACTACTGCATTACAATTTACAAATACTGGAGCAGCAACTTTTGCAGGAAATTTAACAGTAGGAAGAAATATAGATTTATCAAGTACAGATTACTCTTATATTCAAGGTACTCATACAGGGGCTTCTGATGGCGAATATGTTATGAGAACTTTTGGATATGGAGATTCTACTTTTTATGGTTCTTTTGATATATTAAGACACGATACTGATGATGGTGAATTAAGATTAAGACAACGTATTGCGGGTACTGCAACTGACGTTTTATCAATAGTAGATGGAAACTCAACTTTTGCAGGAGATGTAATTCAAAGTGGTGCTTCTAAAAGTTTGAAGTATTGGAGGAGGTTATGGACTGATGCTAATAATGATTGGGGTTTAAATAATAATGCAGGTTCAGGTGTAATTTCTGTATCAGGTATGGGCACACCTTCTACAAGTATTACATCTTTTGCAGGTTTAATAGATGCAGGAGGTAGAATTAAGTTAAGCGGAGGAAATACAGACCAATATTTTGTTGAGGGTGCAAGGAATGGTATAGGTGTAACATATAGGGTATATGATAATGCAAACAATATTTATAACGATGCATATAGTAGTTATGTTGTAAGGGTTAATCAACTTGGTGGAAGTGGCGGTGGTTTTTTCTTTTCTGGTGGAGACTTTAATTTAACAACTACAAATGTTCATATTAATGGTGGAACAAACTATAATGATAAAAGTAATCTTAATTTGTCTAATGGTAGGACTGTAATACAGTCTGATATTGTTGATGGAACAGCAAATGGCGATACATCTTTAAGTTTCCAAACTCGTAAAAATGGTGGTACTGCAACAGCTATGTTTATTGATGAGTTTAGAAACGTAGGAATAGGAACTGATGACCCTAATTCTACTTTAAGTTTAGAAAACAGCCAATCTACTGCTGCTAATAATACTACAACTGGTTCAATATTTGAAGCTGCAAGTCCTAATTCAGGAATATTTATGCGTAACAGAGGAGCTTCAGCAGGAATTGGTGGTTCAAATTATTCTACACAATTATTTACAGATTCAGGAGCAGGTAATTTCGAAATTTATAATATTGCTTCAACTTCTGACCTTGTTTTTGGCACAAATGCAACAGAAAAATTGCGTATAGAATCAAGTGGGCGTATAAAAGTACCAGGAGTAAATTATGACCCTACAAGTGCAGGAGGTAATGATACAGGAGGTTTATTTTTAGTTGGAGATACTTTAGGAGACGGTAATTTTACCGCAGGAATTGGGTTTGCTATGGGAACAGGTACGGCTACTATATCTGGTTATCAAAATGGTACTGACTCAGATAGAATTGGTTTATCGTTTCACACTCACGGTTCTGGAACAGGAAGTGCAGCTGCAAATGAATCTATGCGTATTACAAGTGGGGGGGATTTTATATTTAATACAGGTTCTACATCTACACAAACATATCCAACTCAAGGGTCAAATCAAGTCCACGCTTCAGGTTCTACTTATTTTTCAATAGGACACATTACAGGTTCTTCAAGTGGAAATTTATATATAGGTTTTGGATATAATGGGGGTGCTATTGGTTCTATAACACAAAACGGAACAACAGGAGTTGCATATAACACATCTTCTGATTACAGATTAAAAGAAGATTTACAGGACTTTGCAGGATTAGATATGGTTTCTAAAATACCTGTTTATGACTTTAAATGGAAAACAGATGAAAGCAGAAGTTATGGAGTTATGGCTCACGAACTTCAAGAAATTCTACCTTTAGCAGTAACAGGAGAAAAAGATGCAGAAAAAATGCAGTCTGTGGATTATTCTAAAATAGTTCCTTTATTAGTAAAATCAATACAAGAACTAACAGCAAAAGTAGACAAATTGGAACAAGAATGTAAATGTAAAAATTAGTATATTTATATCTTAATCATAAAATTAATAAAATGTCAAAAATTACAAAAGAAGAATTAAAAGAATTACAAGAACAACAAGGTAAGCTAAATGCTAT